CAAGCTACAACAGATTTTCCAAATGTAACTTCTCCGTACACTGCAACAACATTAAATTTAAGAGGAATAACGAGATGGTTTTGGGTAAGAAAATCAACTGGAACACTAAGGTCTAACTGGTTTCCAGCAGGCACTGGTATTACAGCAAGGATCCCACTGTATGCTCCACCTGCTCCAGTAATAACAAATTCTGCACAAACGCAAAATAGCCTAAGTTGGCACTGGACACAACCTGCACTTACAGCTACTCAAGATGAGCCTACATCGTGGGACTATGCTTTAACTCAAAGCACATCTACGCCATCAAGTTGGACAAATTTAACAACCAGGCCAACTTCAGCTGCCCCTCTTGTTATAGGCTCTTTAACTTCGGGAGTAGATTATTATTTACATGTTAGAGCAAAAAATGACGACAACAGTACGCTTGCTACACCAGTCCTTGGTAGAACAACTTCAAATAAGGTTCCGCCAACAATGGGCACTCCAACCCTATCAGCCGTAGGAGCTTTTGTAGCTGGGCAAAGAAGACTTTCAGTTCCATTTACAGCAGTTAGCGGTTCTGGACCAGCCTATCAAATTTATTGGTATTACAGTTCTACTAAACCGTCAGTGGTATCTACACCAGACGGGTCTGGTACATCAAGCCCAATTTTAGATGAATCTGGCCCGACATCGATTGGTAGATGCTATGCATACATTAGATCTGCTGCCACAACAAGCACTACTGGATCAGTTGCTCCTTCAACAACACTTAGCGATTGGAGTGACGGTGTTTCATTTGACATATCGGGTACAAGAACACTAACATATGATGACAACACTACCGATACTACGGCCAGCATGCCAACTAGTCCAGTTAGCGGAACCGATCCCTGGGATGGGTGGGTTACAACAGTATCTGCAACCACCCCAACTAGAACAGGATATACATTTAATGGTTGGAACACATCAACAGATGGAACTTCAGGAACAAATTATGCAGCATCAGCAGCAATTACCTTAACTTCAAATGTTACCCTCTATGCAAAATGGACTGCCAATACATACACAATAACATATGATGGCAACGGAAATACTTCAGGATCTGTTCCAGATTCTCAAACTAAAACACATGGCACGAATCTTACTTTAAGAACAAACACGGGCAGTTTAGCAAAAACTGGATTTTCTTTTGGTGGATGGAATACAAATGCAGCAGGCACTGGAACAAGTTATACATCAGGTGGTACTTATAGTACTAACGCAGGAGCAACTCTTTATGCTAGATGGACATCAACATTTGTTACTCCACAATGGAATGGAACTATGCCAACATGGAAAAATACTGGAACTAATGGTGTCTTTAATACAAATGGTTCAAACTTTCAAAGAACATCTACAGCATTAAGATATGGGTGGGATAACGGAACGTTTTCATTTAGTGGATCTGTAAGAGGAACTGCTTCTACAGATAGAGGATGGGATTTTTATGTATCTGGAACCGAGCCATCTAGTACAACAACAGTTAGAACCCCAACTCATACAAGAGCATATTCTACAACAGCAAATACCAATGCGGTTCATAGCACTAATTTTATATATTATGTTTCACCGACATATAGCTCTGCTTCTCGTTATGGAAGCATTAGGCCGTACGTATATGGAACAGACAATAATAAATATGTAAGAGGAACCCAGCCAGATGGCACCTGGTCAGCTTCAATTTAAAATGGTATACTATACAAAGGAGGAAATAAATGAACACAGATCTAACTAATGAAGAAAAGATATTTATTGTTTCGTCTAAGATTCATTTTTTAAATGAAACTTTATTTAATTATAACTTAGACCTAGAGTTGCATCAATTTGATGAAAACGTAGACAACGATGAATATTTTACAAACCTAGAACAGTTTAAGATTAATGCTGAGGCTAAAAAGGCTGCTTTGCAGACCATGCTAGCAGAGCTAGAATCTTTGAGCTAATAATGATATAATGTGGAAGGAGGAATAAAATGACAACACTAACAAATGAAGAAAAGCTAAGCATTGTAAACCAGCACATCAAGTCAGTAGACTATAATATTTATGGTCAGGAGCTTGATTTGATTCAGGCTAATGCAGTGGCAACACCAGATGCTGGACAAATCTCTGCCCTTAATGCTAGAATTACAGAATCAAAAGCTAAAAGAGCAGCCCTCGTTACTGAAAAAAATTCATTAACTGAAACAGAGTAAGGATATAAAAATGGCAGATAAAGCCGAATTAATTATAACTGCTTTGCAACAAAGAATTGGTGAGATCGTCTCAAACTATGAGACTCAAATTGCTATTCTTCGTGCAGAGATTACAGCTATTATGCAGGAAAAGCAAGAAAAAGAAGAAGCGGTAAAAGAATACGAAAATTCTTTGCCTATATAAGGAGATAAACAATGGCAACAAATTCATTTATACCAGTTACATTTAACGACGGGGAGCCACTAGATCCTACAAAGTTAAATAAGCTGGTTGATAATATAAATAATATATATCAGTCTAATGCCATATCCTTATCTAACTCATCAACAGGAACAGCTCCTCAAGTTCCCGTTATATTTACATTTAGACATAAGTTTGAAAATGTAGCTGCTGGAAAGCCACAGAGCACTGTTTTTAATTTTGGTGATAAGTTTACTCAGGCTGAGCTATCCGCAAGCAAAGTATACGTTTCTACAGGAATAAAGGCTTCTATAAACGATAAAGATGTTATAACCGCAAGCGTAGGTGGAGTTAATACAGGAAGCCCAACGCTATTTGTTAATTTTAGTGGAGACAAAACCCGCACCATATATGTAGATGTAATAGCAATCTGCATGAGGGATATCATTTAGATCCCTTGACAAGCCCAACAAATATGTTACAATTACTGTAACATCAAAGTCACGTACCCGTGACTTTTTTACATATTAAGGTAGAAAATGAGCAACGATTTAAAATGGATGATTTCATCCGACCAGCAATTTCCATATCAAGATGATAAGATGATTGCCCTATGGTTTAAAGTAATGAAATGGTTTAAGCCAGACGTTGTGGACTACCTTGGTGATACAGATGATCAGGCTTGCTACAGCAAGTACACAGAAGGCAAATCAGCAGAGTTCTTAAATTACCATAAGAATGATAGCAAAGATCTTATTGTTCCTATGATGCGACATGAAGCAAAAGGAGCAAGAGATTTTTATGCCAAGACAAGAGAGATGCTCCCTGATGCCCAGCTATTTTCAGCCTTAGGCAATCACGACATTAGAGTGTTTAATTATGTAGACGCAAAGTTACCAGAGTATATATCTGAGGTAACACCAGAGTCTATGTGGAGCCTAGATTCATTGGGCTATGAATACATTTATTACAACGAACTTCCTAGACGACGCTTTGGAGATATTCACGTACACCATGGACTTTCAATTGCAGCAGGCGGTGCAGTAAGAAAAGATATGGAAGATCTACAGATATCATTAATCCGTGGACACTCACATAGAATTGCTTCACATATGGTAACATATGAACTTAGAAACAACGGAGAAGGCGAGACACTTCGTGGCTATGAAATTGGACATATGTGTGATGAGAAGAGTGACGGAATGAAGTATAGCCAACACCACGACTGGCAAAAAGGATTTGCTGTAGCGCATATCGTAAATGACTATCCACATATTCAAATGATTCACGTATCTCCTGACTACTCATGTGTAGTAGACGGAAAGGTATTTACTCTATAATGTGGTGCGGTAAATGTAGTGGACGGGTTTTTATAGATAGAGTATTTTCTCAAAAACTACATATGGAGTTATTTTGTATCATGTGCGGCAGACGCTGGATGTGCAATAAGGAGACGAGTGCTTTTGGAAAATGGCTAGACAAAAAAGAAACAACAAACTCAAAAAGATACGGTATTTCTTCTTAAACGATAAGATACACAAAGTAATTAAATCATCTAGATCAAAGGATGAAATAGTTGCTTGGTGCTACCCAGATAAAAAAAGAGTTATGTATTCATACTCACAGGTTGAAAAGTACATGGGTAAAGCTTACGGGATGAAAGAAGTATCTGGTTTGTTAAATAAGCATACCGTAACTCTGCATGACTATATTTTGGAGGGCAAGATAAAGGCTCCTCAAAAAATATATCCAATAGGTGATCCAGAAAACAAAAATTGGTCTAAGTATATGTTTTGTGAAAAAGATATATTAGATCTTCATGAGTTTATATTAGATTCAGGACACTCTGGCAATGTTCCTTCAAGAACAGAATTATTGGGGCTTCTCAAACACAACATTATATTGTATACTAAGACAGACAGCGGGTTCATACCAGTCTGGAAGGCGGAGTAATGGCAAGCAGCAGGATTGTAATTTGCCCAACTTGTAATAAAGAACTAGAAGTCAGATCAGATTTTGCACACATAACATTATCTAACCACATAAAGAAGGAGCATAAATGACAACGAGAGTTAAGGTGGACCTATCTTTTACAAGAAACTTAGGTAACTACGAAAGCATTAAAATTGGCGTAGGCGTTGAAGATGATCTCCGAGATGGAGAAAATGTAGATACGGCTACTGAGAGAGTTTATAAGTTTGTTGAAGACAAGCTTATTGAAAAGACTCGTGAGGTGGAAGAAGAATTAAAGCGTGGCAAGTGAGAAAGAACCGTACGTACTAATTGGCTTGTATTTATCTTTGTATAAAGAAAAGTATAATAAGTCTCTTACCGTTAATAGGTTTAGAGAAAAATGGGCTATGAATGACGTTATTGAAAGCGTAGGCTTTGAACGTGCTAAAGAACTTTTAATATATTATTTTGCTACCAACAAGCAAGGTCATCCATTAAACTTTTTCTATAACAACTTTGACAGAATTGATTCATTAAACAAAGAAATTAAAAAGGACAAGATTAACCGAAGCATCCTTTTGGGTGAGACGAAGAAGATGGTGGAGGGCGAAGAGTGAATACAGAAGCAACATTAATCTCTGCTGTATGTAAGAATAAAGATATCAGCACACTATTGGCGGACAACGTAGACGAGCTCTTTACATCACATAGAGACATTTGGGAAAGCTTAAAAGGATACTACTATAAGTTTAAAGCAGTTCCAGAGGTTGGAGTCTTAATTGAAAGACATAAAGATTTTGAGCCAGTAGAAACAAAGGCAGAAACTGGATACTACTTAGACATGCTTAAGAATGAATTTATTTCAAATAAGCTTAAGTCTATTATTATTAAAGGTGGATCTTCACTTAAAGAAGATGCTGCATCAAGAGTTCTTGCACAAATGCAAAGCGATCTTGCCAACCTAAGCAGGTTTACAAACAACGTTCGTGACTTAGATATTATTGATGTTGAAAATGCTGCAAGACATTATGAGGCAGTAAAAGAGCGTTCATCCGTAATGGGTGGTGCGCCAGGAATCCTAACTGGGTTTAGCGCTATTGATAAAGCTTATCCAACTGGAATGGCCCCAGGACATCTTATTGTCGCTATTGGCTGGCCAGGACGTGGTAAGACATGGTTTACATCATACCTAGCCTGCAAGGCTTGGGAGCAAGGCTTTAAGCCAATGATCGTGTCTCTTGAAATGTCTCCAGAAAATATGCGTGACCGTATTTTTACTATGCTCGGCTCTGGTATATTTAAAGCAAGTGATTTGTCAAAGGGAGATATTAATATTGATGACTTCCGATCATGGGGTAATAAAAAGTTTGAGGGCAAGAATAGTTTTGTGCTTATTTCAAATGAAGGTGCTGCAGAAGTTACTCCAGCAACTATTCAAGGAAAGATTGACCAGCATAAGCCTGACCTAGTTATCCTTGATTACCATCAATTATTTAATGATAATAAGAGATCTAATTCTGAAGTTGAACGAAATCGAAATGTGTCTCGTGAGTTTAAGATGCTTGCTGTGTCAAACAATATTCCTATTATTGACATCACAGCAGCAACAGCTGACGATGTTTCAGATCAAGACAATCCACCTATGATGAGTCAGGTTGCTTGGTCTAAAGCAATTGAATATGATGCTGATATGGCAATGGCAGTTCATAGATATCCTCAGAGTAATATGATTGAGATCGTATCTAGAAAGAATAGACACGGGCACGACTTTAATTTCTATCTAGACTGGGATATCAACCGTGGTATCGTCAAGGAAATTTACGAAAATCCATTTGAGAATGAATCACAAACAGATAAAAAGATTCCAAGTAAAGGTTGAGTTTCAAGATGATTCTGGTATTCCAAGACTAAGATATCAATATGAAAGCATGCTAACGCATGATATGAGGAGTAAAGGATATGTCAGAGTTCTTGACATAGACACCAACTTTTCGGTACAATTTGACGGAGAAACCTGGGTGTTCTTAATGACACTCTATGGAGTATATGTAGGAAAGAAGAAGGCATGGCTATCAGAGGGCATAACGCAAGGAAAGTTGATTCCACGCAGTATGCGCCAAACCATATCAAGTCAGTAATTAAATCTTTAGGATTAGATATTGTGGCGGAACCAGGCAATGAGGTTATGTTTTACTGCCCATTTCATTCTAATAGACATACCGCTTCATGCTGCATAAATAAATCCTCTGGTGTATGGCTATGCTTTAACCCTTCATGCGGAGAGTCTGGAACTCTAATTGAATTAGTTAGAAGAGTTTTGCATAAGAATGACTTTGAAGCAATGAGATTTATTGCTGCAGAAGAAACAGCTATACTGAATAACTTTGATGAAGTAATGGCAGGAATATTTGAAGAGAAACCAGACTTTGAAGAGTTCTCTCAAGATACTTTAAATAGATTACATGCAGACCTTGCGGGCAATAAAGACGCAAGAGACTACCTTGAATCTAGAGGTATCAATGAAGAGTCCATGAAACATTTTAATCTTGGATATTCACCATCAATGAATATGGTTACTACACCAGTGCATAGTCCAGACGGCACCCCTATAGGATTGGTGGGAAGATCAATTGAAGGAAAGTCTTTTAAGAATAGCACCAACCTTCCTAAAAGCAAAACATTATTTAATGTGCATCGTGCAAAAAGAATTGGTAACCATGTAATTATTGTTGAGTCTAACTTTGATGCAATTAGAATACATCAGGCTGGTTTCCCTAATGTGGTAGCAGTACTAGGTGGTATATTATCTACAGAACAACACAAACTTTTAAATAGATATTTTAATAAAATAACAGTAATGACAGACTCAGATTTGGCTGGCAGGGAATTAGGACTAAGCATAGCCAATAGATTAAAGAATAAAGACCTCTTGTGGGCTTCTTATGAATATGGTAAGATATACCCACATGATGCAAAAGATGCAGGCGATATGACCGATGAGGAAATTAAAGCTTGTATTGTAAACGCAGTATCTGATATAGAATACAGATCCTGGGCTTAATGCTATAATAGTAATACAGATGGATTTATACCATCAACTACATACAAGGAGAAAAATATGGGAATTGTTAAAGGTTTAAAAGGATTAAATCAAGTTATGGACAAGCCGCAAGCTTCAAGCGGAGATGGAACCAAGGGTCGCTGGGTAAAGCTAGAAGACGGTGAGAGCGTAAAGATTCGTTTCTTGCAAGAATTAGATCCAGATTCACCAACATACAATGAAAAGATGGGTCTAGGATTTATTGCTGTAGAGCACACTAATCCAAAAGATTACCGTCGCAAGGCGCTATGCTCAATGGATGACCAAGGTAAGTGCTATGGTTGCGAGCAACACCGCAAGGACTACAAGGCAGGATGGAAGGGTCGTTCACGACTTTACATTAATGTTCTTGTTGACGACGGCAAGGAAGATCCATACGTTGGAATCCTTTCACAGGGTTCAAGCGGAAAGACAGTAACTCCTACTCTTATTGAGTATGCAGGCGAAATGGGAAGCATTAGTAATCTAATGTGGCGCATTAAGCGAACTGGCACAAAAACAGACACAAGTTATACAATTATTCCACTTGCTAAGGATGAAACACCATTCGATTCAAGTTCTCTTGAGCTTTTTAAGCTTGAAGAGACAGCCGTACGTGATATGCCATACACAGAGCAAGAGTCATTCTTTGCTGGTGAAAATGGTCACGGCGAAGAGTCTTCTGCTTCTAGCAGCGTAGACTGGTAACAGGTTAAGAAGGCGGAGAATTAAGTTGAATTTTACACATCTACATGTGCATTCTTTCTATTCATTAATGGATGGGCTTAATTCTCCTGCCGAACTTGTTAAAGCAGCAAAAGAAGCTGGACAAACAGCAATTGCAATAACAGATCATGGCACATTGTCTTCACACCGTGAAATGCAAATTGCATGTAAGGATCAAGGCATTAAGCCAATCCTTGGAGTAGAAGCGTATATATCACCAACAGATAGATTTGATCGCTCCTCTAAAACAGATAAATCAATTCAAGCTTATAACCACATTATTCTACTTGCAAAAAATAAAAAAGGTTTAGAGAATATTAATACATTACAGGAGCTTGCTTGGAACGAAGGGTTCTATCATAAGCCACGTATCGACAGGGAGATTTTAAATGATTATAGCGAAGGTGTTATCGTTCTCAGCGGATGTCTTAATGGACTCATTAGTAAGGCTATCGATAAAGGTAACATGGAAGAAGCTGAACTTCTTCTCAAAGGCTTTAAGAAAACTTTCGGAAAAGATTTTTACGTGGAAGTGCAATCACATAACCCTGTGGAGATCAACTCCGCCCTTTTAGAATTAGCAGATAAACTGGGAATTAAAGCGGTGGCAACTGGAGATGCCCACTTCGCTAAAGAAGAAGATAGAGTTTTAGAAGAGGCTATGCTAATTTTATCAACATCCCCTAAGATGGATAAAGATGCTGACTTTGATATGTCCAGAAATATTAAAGATATTAATGATAGATTAAACTATTTATATCCAGATAGAAGAATATCTTTCCAGGATTACAACCTATTTATCCAGACTCGTGAAGAAATTCAAGCTGATTTTGTTAAGGCTGGTTTCACCAGAACAGATATTTACGAGAATACAATGGAAATTGCTAATAAAATAGGAGAGTATGACTTTAATCAGGGCCTAGACCTCCTACCAGTTCCTAAGACCGATGCCGATGAAAGACTACGGGAACTGTCCGAAAAGGGCTTAGAGAGGCTTCAGAAGGCTTCAGATGATATCTATAAAGCTCGCCTTGAGGAAGAACTTGGGGTAATTGCCTCAAAGAATTTTGCCTCATACTTCTTGGTGGTGGCAGATATGATTAACTGGGCTAAAGACAATGATATACGAGTTGGCCCAGGCCGTGGTTCTGCAGCAGGCTCTTTGGTCTGCTACGCTCTAGGAATTACAGATGTTGATCCAATTAAATATGACCTTTTGTTTTTTAGATTTATTAACCCTGAGCGTAATGACTTTCCAGATATTGATACAGACTTTGAAGACCGACGTAGAAAAGAAGTTAAAGACTATTTAAAGAAGAAGTTTAAACACGTTGCCTCTATCTCAACGTACACCTATTTTAAAGATAAGGGTGTTGTTCGTGATGCTGCTCGTGTATTCATGGTTCCTCTTCAAGAGGTAAACCGTGCACTAAAACCAGTAGATACTTTTGAAGACTTTATTGATTCTCCAAATACAAAAGAGTTTAGAACACGTTACCCAGAAGTTGTTTGGCTAGCAGAAAGATTACGTGGTCGTATTCGTTCTGTTGGTGTACACGCTGCTGGAGTTGTTGTTGCTAAAGACGATATTAGAAAATATGCTCCTGTTGAATCTCGTGAAGACGCACAGGATAAGGTGTCAGGAAGAATTCCAGTCGTAGCATACGATATGGATACTGTTGCAGACATTGGCCTTATTAAACTAGATGCACTGGGACTTAAAACATTATCTGTTATGTCGGATACTCTTAAATCAATTAAGGGCAGAACTGGCAAAGATATAAATCTTTCCGACCTGCCTCTTGATGATCCTAAAGTTTATAAGATGTTAAGCGATGGATATACAAAGGGTGTGTTTCAGGCCGAAGCAACACCATATACAAACCTTCTTATTAAAATGGGTGTTGATAAGTTTGAAGACCTTGCTGCATCAAACGCACTAGTGCGTCCAGGCGCAATGAATACTGTGGGTGCTTCGTATATCAAGCGTAAGCACGGGGATGAGGCAGTACAGTTTATTCATCCTATTATGAAGCCGTTTACCGAGAACACTTATGGTGTTATTATATATCAAGAGCAAGTTATGCAAGCTTGCGTCCACTTAGGTGGCATGTCTTGGTCAGAGGCTGATAAGGTCCGCAAGATTATTGGAAAGAAAAAAGATGCAAAAGAATTCGACCAATTCAAGGATCGCTTTATTGATGGGGCTTCAAAGCACATTTCTAAGAAGCAAGCCGAAACGCTCTGGCATACTTTTGAGGCTCACGCTGGTTATTCTTTTAACCGTTCCCACGCTGTTGCTTATTCTATGCTGTCTTATTACGCTGCTTGGCTTAAGACTTATTATCCTCTTGAATTTATGTTTTCAATTCTTAAAAATGAAAATGATAAAGATGCAAGAACAGAATATTTAATTGAGTCCAAGCGACTAGGTCTTCGTGTATCTCTTCCACACATAAATGAGTCTGACATTTACTTCTCATTGCAAAAAGATAGAATTGTGTTTGGCTTAGCTGAAGTTAAATTTATTTCAGATAGCATTGCTAATAAAATTATTGATCAAAGACCATTTAAAGATTATGCTGACTTTATTGACAAAGCCTCAAAGAAAGGTAGTGGAATTAACAGCCGTGCTATTGCGGCACTTAATGCAATTGGCGGGGCGGCATTCGATGACAACCTTAGAACGGGTAATGAAAAAGATAATTATTATGAATATTTAGGTATACCTACATTTAACCTAGAAGGAATACCTCCAAGAATTAAAGCTCAAGCAAGACCAATTGAAGACTTTGAAGACCTAGGTTCGTTTGTAATGTTTGGAATGGTCAAGTCAATTAAACGTGGAAACGGATGGGCTAGAGTAGAGCTGGTAGATGAAACAGGATCAATTGGGTTATTCCATACGGAACAAACTCAAATTGAAACTAATCAGATGTATTTTATTCTTGTAGGAGATAATCGTATTGCAAGATATATTAAGGTAAGCGACATAGACCCAAAGAGTGGAGATATATTTGTTGACTATCTTTATAGAAAAGAGTATGATCTTGAAGAGGATGAGTATACTGTTGTTAACTTTACTCCCTATGTTACTAAGGCGGGTAAAACAATGAGCCATATTGTACTCTCTAATAGCAATAAAGAGCTAACAAGAGTTATTGCTTTCCCAACAATGTATAAGATGTCTTTAGCAAGAATGCGTGAAGGAATGAAGTGTAAGGTTGTTCTATCTACTTTAGATGATGGAACTTTAATGGTAAAGGAAATAAAATGACAGAAGAAACAAGCCCACAAGATATTTTAGGAGCAATGAATGCAACACGAGTTCTTGTTTCTATTTTAGAAACAGTTAAGAATGTTGAAGTTTCAGTAGACACTTTTGTAAATCTAGATGCAGAAAATCGTGAACTAAATATTGATTACGATGGAGACAAAAGAGTCTTTAATTTCTCATTAAAAAAAGAGGAAAACAATGAATAGCAATGACGTATTAACAGAGTATGGACTAGATGCGCTTTCTGCTATATTGCATGAAACAGCAATAGAAAAAGGATTTTGGCCCCATGAGATAGATACAAATATTGTTTGTACAAAATTAGCTTTAGTGCATTCAGAAGTAACAGAGGTTCTAGAGGCTATTAGAAAAAATAAACCCACTGAAGAAATTGTAGAAGAAATTGCAGATATATTAATTAGAACTTTAGATTTATATGCGGCTTTAAGAAATCATGAATGGGTTACAGAAAGCTTAGATGAAATTTTAGAAACAAAGATTAATATAAATAAAGAGCGACCAAGGCTTCACGGCAATTTATTTTAATGCTATACTATAAAAAAGAGAGAGTATAAATGAGCATAGATATCGATAATATATTAGCAAAGCTAGATCCAAAAACACGAGCAAGAGTTCAGTCAGCACAGGATGTACAAGTTGAAAAACAACTTACCCCTAGCATTGGATTAAACTTTGCATTGCGTGGCGGTCTAGGATACGGCAGACAAGTTCTGGTATGGGGCAATAAGTCTGCTGGTAAATCCTCTTTCTGCCTACAAATGATTGCTCTTGCACAAAAAGAAGGCAAGACATGTGCCTGGATTGATGCAGAAGCTTCTTACGATCAGTCTTGGGCTGAACGGCTAGGAGTAGATTCTTCTTCCCTTATTTACTCTCCAGCAAAAACCGTTAACGATATGGTTGATGTTGCTACTAAATTAATGGATGCAGGTGTAGATATGATTGTAGTAGATTCAATCTCAGCATTACTTCCTGCAATTTATTTTGAAAAAGATGGAAATGAAATGAAAGATTTGCAAGACACAAAGCAAATCGGCGCTGAAGCAAAGGATATGACCCACGCAGTCAAAATGTTAAACTATGCAAACAAAAACACATTACTTGTTCTCATCTCACAACAACGAAATCAGTTTGGATCTATGCATGCTAGTCACATCCCCACAGGTGGCATGGCAGTCAAGTTCTTTTCTTCCACGGTCATTAAGCTCTGGTCGTCTGAGGCTGAGGCTAATGCTATTAAAGCTGGGGTTAAAGTTGGCGACAAAATCATTGAGCAAAGAGTCGGCAGACCAGTTAACTGGATTATTGATTACAACAAACTCGGTCCCCCAAATCTATCGGGACAATACGACTTTTATTACCAAGGGGAAACTCTTGGTGTAGATAGCGTAGGAGAAACTTTAGATGTTGCAGAAATGTGTGGCATTATAGAAAAGGGTGGCGCATGGTATACAGTAAATGGAGAGCGCTTTCAAGGACGTGCAAAGGCTGTAGCATATTTAAAGGAAAATCCAGATGTTGTAGACAGCTTAATCGGAGAGATAAATGCCAAGCATTGATGAATTTCTTAATAAGCCAGAAAAAATATTTTCTCCAGAACTTGAAAGACTAGGTGGAGTTAAGCCTTGTAGCAAGTGCGACAAAGATTCGGAAGAATATTTTTGGGATGCAATTAATATGACAGTGTCTTGGGAGTGCCCAGACGGACATAAGAATTCATTTACGGTTCAGTAATGTCAGAAAGATCAGAAGTAAAACGTGATGGTGCTAAGGCTCAAAAAAATAGTGGCCGTGGTGATTATCAAAAAGGTGATGCTAAGTGGAATCAGTTCCTTGTGGATTATAAAGAAGCAAAGGCATCATTTAATTTAAACAAAGATGTATGGGCTAAAATCTGTACAGATACTTTTAAGGTAAGTAGGGATATGCATCCTGCTCTTAAAATTATTATCGGTGAGGATTCCAAGGTTCGTCTTGGAATCATTGAGTGGTCAGTCTTAGAAGACTTGATCGCATTCTGGGAGGAAAATAATAATGGCTAATCCAACAATTACAATAGTTGGTCGTGTAGGGCAAGATCCAGTTAAGCTTAATGGAGGCGGAGTTAGACTACGTATTGTATCTAATGACCGTGTAAAGAATGATTCAACGGGTAACTGGGATGACAAAGATACATCTTGGTGGACTGTCAAGGCATGGAAGAGTTTGGCAGAACAGAGTATTGCTACCCTTAAGAAGGGCCAGGAAGTAGTTATAGTAGGTAAGATTTATGAAGAGACGTGGAAAGATAAAGAAGGCAATAGCAGAACATCTTATGATGTAAATGCGGACACAATTGCAGTCACTACATGGTCTCTATCAAAGGGAGATTCAAATGGATCTAAACAATTCCCTAAGTCAGACTCATGGTCAGCCCCTGCTAAATGGGACATTACAGAGTCAGAGGTTCCATTTTAATGAAAGAATTATTCTTCACAACCGTTACTGGAATTGCAGTAGGCGGAGTATTCAGTATATTTAAGTTGCCAATTCCTGCCCCACCAGTATTCGCTGGACTAATGGGAATTGTAGGGCTATGGATTGGGTATGCTTTAATTCAAAAGGCATTCGCATGACAGCATTTCTTATGGGACTAATGGTTGGGTTTGTAATTGGATACCCTGTAGGGCTATTTCTAGACAAGTGGGATAAGAGGATAAAAAATGGCTGAAGATAAAAATACTCTTGAGTTAATTAGTGATATTACAGAATTTAACGATCTGCACGAGTTCATGAAAGATGAACACTTAGACAGAGCTCTTTCAATTGTGGTAAAATTGTTAATGAATCCTGATGTCCCATCAGCAAAAGCACCACATTTAATTATGGAGCTTCAGGCAATGTCAACAAAGTTTGCAGTGCTTGCATCTGTATATTCTACAATTGCTAAGGACAAAGCGGGAACAGTAAACAATAACAAAAAGAATATATATTATTCTGTAAAAGAGTCCATAGACAAATTGGTAGATGCGCTTAAATATGTTGTGAGGTACAACTCGTGAAAAACAAAATAATCATATCGTTATTTGTAGTAGTTTCTTTTGCATTTACGATACAAGCGTTCGGAGTAAAGCCTTCTTGCATAAATCTATATGTAGACTATGGATCTCTTGCCAAACAAAATAAATTTAACGAATGCATAGAGCAAGACAATATAAATGCATTAGATTTTATAAAACAATCTGGATACAGTACAGAGGGAACCGTTAAATACGGAGATGCAGTATTATGTAGGTTAAACAATCTTCCTTCAAGCAAAGAGGAATCTTGTAGTGAGATGCCTCCTGAAGATGCATACTGGGCAGTAATTATAAAAAAGAAACAGGTTCTTCTTTTCCCAAGAAATGAGTGGGGCTGGGCAGAAAAAGCAATTAATGAAACAACTTTGTACGCTGGTGACAGTATAGGGTTGGTTTTTTCAAGTGATGGAGAATTGAGATGGCCTTAAATTTATTGGATAAGCCAAATAAAACAAAAAACAAAATATCGATAGAGTATGCAATTCAGCTAGCAGTTACGTTATTCATAATGTATATTGTTAATAAAATTGGAATTGATATTTGGAGAGCGATAAAGGGACACTGATGGTAATACTAAGTAAGATTTATACCAAAACAGGTGATGATGGCCAAACGTCTAATGCCAACAACGATAGAGTTTCTAAGGCTAGCCCTATTATGGAAGCCATCGGCGCTGTAGATGAGGCTAACTCTGCTATTGGAATGGCAATCGATGAATATAATGACATTATCGAAAGAGTTCAAAGCGACCTATTTGACCTTGGCGCAGAGCTTGCAGGTGCCGAAACAATAAAAATATCTGAAAATAGGATTATATATTTAGAGAATGTAATTGATGACTATAATGAATACCTAGAGCCACTTAGATCTTTTGTTTTGCCTACTGGAGCATTGCATAATGCAAGAACTATCGTTAGAAGAGCAGAGCGTGAAGTTTGGAAAATAAAAAATATTAATCCAAACATTGCTAAATATTTAAATCGTCTATCAGACCTACTGTTTGTTATGGCTAGATATCACAACAAAGGAAAAGAAAAAATGTGGGTGCCAAACAATGGGTAGAGATATAGTAAAGAACCTTAAGTTTAAGAAGCATACTGGCAAGCACTTCGACCCAGAACTATTTGCACAGTTGCTTGATGAGTCGTATCGAAATACTAAACGTGCAGATGGCGAGATGACAAAGAAGTCATTTAGCCCAAGTTCGCTGGGATACGGTCATGGAACCTGCCCAAGATATTGGTATATGGCTTTCTCTGGAGCAATGTTTATTGATGATAACGATGCAGTTGCAGTTGCTAATATGGCACAAGGCACACAGGCACACGAAAGACTACAAAAACTTATTTCATCTATGCCACAGTTTAAGGCAGAAGAAGAAGAGATTCTTAACGAGTATCCACCAATTAGAGGATTTATAGACCTTATTATGGAGTACGATGGTGAAACCGTAATCGGTGAAATCAAGACGGCTAAGCAAGAAGTGTGGGATACAAGACAGTCTGAGATGAAACCTACAGCTAACCATATGCTTCAATTGCTAACATACATGAAGCTAAAGAATGCTAAAGAAGGTTTCTTTCTATATGAGAATAAAAACACACAGGAGATCCTTGTCATTCCAATTTCAATGAATGAAAAGAATACTAAAATAATTGAAGATACCTTTACTTGGATGTGTGAGGTTTGGGATAACTTTAAAGATGGTGACCTTCCAATGCGCCCTGCAGGTGCTTCAAAATCAAAGATGCCTTGCACATACTGCCCAGTTAAAAAAGAATGCTATTCAAAAGAAACACCTTTAGGCACTGTTCAAATTGAAAAGTTTGAGGTTCCTCTTGTATGATTTGCGAAAATAAGGAGTGTAAGAAAAAGTTTACACCCAAGACACATAATCAAAAGTATTGCAAGGATGAGTGCTGTAGAATTGCAACTAATAAAAGAATTATGGAAAAGTACTATGAGAAAAAAGCAATTAAAAATGGGGCTGAGAGGCTTTGCAAAAAATGCAACATACAATTAAGCAGGTATAATAAGAATAACATATGCTCATCTTGTGAAAAGAATATAAATACAGGGAATGTTAATTCTATTTTAAAGAGGATAAATGACGTTAGCTAGCTTAAAAAAGATACAGGCCAATAGAGTCTTGGGGATAGATGCATCCACCAACTCTATTGCCTTTTGCCTTATGGAAAATGACATTCCTTTGAAGTGGGGAAAGATAGACCTAGTTGGGCAAGATATTTATGAGAAAATATATAACGCTAAATTAAGAATGAATATGATGCTTAAAGAATTAAAAAGTGATTATATTGCAGTAGAAGGTGCCATACTTGTCAGATCACCCGATGCTGTGATAAAATTGTCTTATGTCTATGGAGTTGTTATTGCTGAGCTTATGTCTACTGGTTCTAAGGTTATTACTATTAGCCCATCCTCGTGGCAGGCGCACATTGGCAACAAAAATCCTACGAAAGATGAAAAGTCTGCAATAAGATTAGCCAACCCAGGATATGCAGATTCCTGGTATAAGAATCAGTTACGCAATATGAGAAAGCAGAGAACTGCTGACTACTTTAATAGAAAGTATAATTTAAATGTGGTGGATTTTGATGTTGCAGATAGCTTTGGTATTGCACATTATGCTAACAAAGTACTAACTGAAAGATGAAGTATTATCAAAGCAAAGACTGGCTATATAGAAGATATATAATTCAAAAGAAAACTGTTACAGAAATAGGAAAAGAATGCGGAGTTTCTGCAATGACTATACAAAGGTACCTAGACCAGTTTGGATTAATTAAAAAGCGATGAATACTATTAACCCATCATCACAATCGATTACATTTTCTAAAGCATTAGATTCGTTCTACGTTTATACTGGAGACTCCACAGATAGGTATGTTCAAGCAACATGCAGGAACAGCGGGCATTGGGATATAGAGCTTACGCAATGGATGATAACCAATATACAGCCAGGGTGGACTTGTCTTGATGTAGGCGCAAACATATTTTACTTTACAGAAGTGATGGCAAGAACTGTGGGCAATCTTGGGTCGGTGTTGGCTTTTGAACCAATCACTAGACTTTGTAGATCATACGAAACATCTAGAACCTTTAATGAATACTCAGATGCTGGAAAAATAGAGGTATTTAATATTGCCTTGTCTAACAAAAAAGATAATTTAGTTCTAAATATATGGGAAGAAAACATAGGCGGATCGGGAATTGTAAATCAACACCAGTCTGGTAATCATGGTCAACATGGTAATTTTCATACAGAAGAAATTTTTGCTGATAGATTAGATTCAATATATAATGGCAAAATTGATTTTATTAAGATGGATGTAGAAGGACATGAGCGGTTTGTATTTGAAGGCTTTTCTGAAGAAGCGTGGAAATGTCCATTACTTGTTGTTGAGCTAGGGGCTGGACAACCAGATGAATTTTTAGTAGAATTAAATGATAAATATACAATGGAATTTTTAAATGGGGAAGCGGCCACATTTGAAAGAATTAAACAGCATGATGTCGTAAACGTCTTGCTTAGGAGAAAATAATGGCGGGATATCCAGAAAAAGATAATGGCTATCAGATGTGGATTACAGATCTACAGCTTATGGCAACAGATGCTCCTTCAGGGCATAAAATTATTAGACAGTGTCTTGAGATTGCACAGATGCTAATTGAAAAGAATATATCATATGGAGACTCAGCACTTAGTCCAATTCGTATATTTTCCCAGGCGGACAATCAAGAGCAGATTAAAATCCGCATTGATGATAAGATAAATAGAATTAAGAATGGATCTGGCTTCGCTGGAGATAATGATATTGATGACATGATTGGATACTTAATCCTTTTAAAGATTGCAAAGGCTAATTCCAATTGACATTTTAGTCGACTAGAAGTATACTGTATTAATGAGCGAAATAGAATTATCACAGCATTTTGACAGAATGAATAGGGTAGTTGAAGAACTCCTTAAAGGAAGTACGCCTACTCAGATCGCTACAATTACAGGTATCCAGCGCAAAGAAGTTATTGAATTAATTGACGACTGGAAAGACGTTGTGCATAACGATAGCAACATCAGAGATCGTGCTAGAGAAGCTATTTCAGGGGCGGATCAACATTATGCAATGCTTATCAAAGAAGCTTGGAAAACGGTAGAAGATGCAGATCAATCTGGCCAGCTAGGAATTAAGTCTGGCGCATTAAAGCTTATTGCTGATATAGAAACTAAAAGAATTGCAATGCTGCAGTCTATTGGCGTATTAGAAAATAATGAAATTGCCGCACAAATTGCAGAGACAGAAAGAAAACAAGATATCCTTGTTAGGATTTTAAAAGAGACCACTTCAACATGCCCTAAGTGTAAGATGGAAGTTGCAAAAAGATTGTCTCAAATAACTGGAGTGGTTGAATCAGTTCCAGTAGAGGAAGCCAATGTCGTTTGAGTTTACCGATCTTATCGATATGCTCGATGGAGAGGAGTTTGATGAAAAACCAGTCGATCTTAAAACGTTTGTTAGAAGTCCAGAATACCTTGGGCTTCCAGAACTTTCAGACTATCAATACACGCTTATCGAAAAAAGCTCCCAGATTTATAAAGAGTCAACGCTCATCAAGCTTTTTGGAGAAGAAGAGGGAAGAATAAGGTTTAAGCAAACTGCTAATGAAGTTGTTGCTCAGTTAGGAAAAGGATCTGGAAAAGACTACTGTTCAACTATTGCGGTATCATATATAGTATATTTACTATTGTGCCTTAAAGATCCAGCAACATATTATGGAAAGCCCCCAGGCGATAGCATTGATATTATTAACATTGCTATCAACTCTCAACAGGCAAGCAACGTTTTTTTTAAAGGATTTAAAACACGCATTGACAAATCCCCTTGGTTTGCTGGAAAATATAATGACAAAGCTTCGGAAGTTAAATTTGATAAAGCTATTACAGTACACTCAGGTCACTCAGAACGTGAGGCATGGGAAGGATATAACGTAATCGTAGTTATCCTTGATGAGATTTCAGGATTTGCAATTGACAATACAACAGGCCATGAGCAGGCAAAGACAGGCGCAGCTATATACGATATGTACCGTGCATCCGTAGATTCTCGTTTTCCAGACTTTGGCAAAGTAATTTTGCTTTCATTCCCTAGATATAAGAACGACTATATACAGCAAAGATATGATGCCGTAGTAGCACAAAAAGAAACCATTGTTCGTGATCATAAATTTAAAATGGATGAAGACCTTCCAGATAATACACAGGGAAATGAATTTAGTGTTGAGTGGGAAGAAGACCACATATTGTCTTATAAAATTCCAAAAGTCTACGCACTTAAGAGACCGACCTGGGAAATAAATCCAGTAAGAAAAATTGATGATTTTAAGGTTGCATTTTTTACTAACCCTCTTGATGCTCTATCACGTTTTGCATGCATGCCACCAGATGCAGTTGATGCATTTTTTAAATCAAGAGAAAAGGTTGAGAAAGCTTTTAATAAAGCACACCTTGCAGTAGATAATTTTGGCAGACTTGAAGAGTGGTTTATTCCAGATCCAGATAAAGAATATTTTATTCACGTAGACTTAGCGCAAAAGCATGACCATTGTGCAGTAGCAATGGGCCATGTAAACAAGTGGGTAAACGTTAAAGTCACCGATAGCTATTCACAACCAGCCCCTGTTGTTGAAATAGATGCAGTCAGGTTTTGGACACCAACAAAAGACAAGTCTGTAGATTTTACTGAAGTAAAAGATTACATTCTTTCTTTAAAGACACGAGGATTTAAAATTCGTGTATGTACTTTTGACAGATGGAACTCTCATGATATGATGCAACAACTAAAACAATACGGCATCAATACAGAGATTCTATCTGTCGCTAAAAAGCATTATGATGATATGGCAATGATTGTGGCAGAAGAAAGACTTTCTGGGCCTCACATACAGTTACTTATAGACGAGTTGCTTCAGCTTAAAATAATGAGAGACAGGGTTGACCACCCAAGAAAAGGCTCAAAAGACTTGGCGGATGCAGTTTGTGGTGCTATTTACAATGCAATTAGCAGAAGTAAATTTGATACAAATCAAGAAATAGATATACATACTTATGAATCTATGAGCTACGACAATGATTTTGGAACAGAAAATGATGGCGAAACAAACTCATATAATCTAATAAGGGCACCAAGAATGCCAGGAAATTTACGAGACGCAATGGATAGGATGCAAATAATATGAGTACGTATCAAGAAAAAGCAAAAGAATGTAAATGCTGTGGCAAGCATGTTCCGCTTCCTACAGTATTAAAAGAATACAACGGGGTGACCTTGTGCCCGACTACATTTGCCAATGTTGTTGAATATAAAAGAATTTGGAACCTGGCGGGCTCAAGACCAATGGGCAACGTTAGAAAGCATTTTTCTGAGTACGTTCAGCAGATAGTAGAGTCCACAATAAATGATTAAAACAATTTTTTATAATGTTTATATATATTTTTATAGAAAAAAAAGCAAAAGAAATATTAAAAAAAGAGGGGACTATATTTACTGATGTCTGAAGAAAGCAGATTCTTTAACTCATTACTTGGTAATGATAAATTTGTTTATAATAGCAATCAAAAAAATAATTTTTTATATCCTACTTTGCAAAACTTGTCTGTCCCTCATTCTGGTAGACCACGTCTTTGGGGCCCAGATCAAGGAGAGCATTACATAGAAAATTCAAAAAAATGTTTTTATAAAGATCACCCAGACTATAGCTTGTTTAATCAAGAAAAGTATACATTTAACAGACAATGGTATAGGGGAGAAGATTTTATTAGCGGTAGCCCAGCCGAAGTTGTTGTTGCGGGATGTTCGCAAACTTGGGGTACTGGGTTACCAGATAGTTTAATCTGGCCTAATTTATTAAAAGAAAAGTTAAATGCAAAAAGTTTAAACAATTTAGGGCAACCAGGCAAATCTTTAAGAGGTGTTGTAGAAATAATTTTTGCTTATTTTAAAGAAGTTGGTCACCCAAAAAACTTATTTATTCTTTTGCCTCCACTACATAGATTTAGGACGGCAAGGACTCCTAATTTTATGCATTCAAATCAAGTTCACAGCCATAACGATATATTAGTTGATGCAAATGTTTATAGAAATAACAACAGCAAATTTTTTAAGATTCCATTAAATTTGCAAGAGGTTTTAACAGAAGAAATTGCATATGATCAATCACTTTCTTATTTAAGAGTTTTAGAACAATATTGTAAAAACTTTGATATTAATTTAAAGTACACAGTTTGGTACCCAGATGACAAAGACCTATTTGATGATATTAGTAATAAAAATGGTTATTATGAAAACTATGTTTCAATTGATTGTGCATGGTTTAATGAAAGATTTTTTGAAGGGGAGCACCCCAGCTGCCATGAAGATATGGCAAATGATGTAAGGTATAGAATGTTTTGGAAAATAGCAAATGATTATCTTTTTCATGAAAATGCCCACATAGGTGCTCACGCAAGCATTCACATTGCAGAAAAGTTTTATGAGGAGGTTTTTAATGGATCAACACGGAACTAAAAAATATTTTGATTGGTACATGGGTTTAAACGAAAAGACATCAAGAGTTATTTGCTCTAACAAAATAGAAGATCAAATATATGTAAATAGATTTCCGAGGGAATCAAAGATTTTAAATAATTGGAGTCATTTGGGAGTTGATACCTCTATAAATAAATATGGTTTTAGAGATAAAGATTTTTTTGAAAAGGCAGATTTATTAATTAATGGGTGCTCTCAAACATGGGGTACAGCATTGCCAGAAAAGTATAGATTTTCTAACATAATACAGGAAAGATTTTCAGGGACTGTTCATAATATTGGTTATGAGGGTAATTCGGTAGGCTCAGTTATTAGATCAACATTTGCTTACATTAAAAAATTTGGAAACCCTAAATACATATATTTAATGTTGCCTCCATTTGAAAGAATAGAGTTTATACCTGACAAAAATACTTTTACTAAGTCAGACTGGCTCGCATCCTATAAAGAGTTTCAAAAAGAAGGTGTAGAGGATATTGATTTTTCTCCAATACAAATTACTACTGTTGATATACATACCCCTATTTATGCAAAAGCTCCATTTTATATAGAAGATGTTATGAATCCACAATCAGCATTTTTTTTAAATATGCAAATGCTTTTAATGCTAGAGCAATATTGCGATGTTGCAGGTATTAAGTTTATGTGGTCAGCCTGGAATAACTCATACAGAATATCTGATTATATATTTAATATGCAAAATAATTTAAATGAGCACAAAAATTATTTTCATATACCAGTATGGGACTGGGAACTTAATGATGAAAAAATAGACATACTAGACACAGCAGATTGTCATAAAGATTTAGAGAGAGAAGACCAAATATTTTTTAATCATGCAATGGATATTGGAAAAAGAAAAACAGAAACACCGCATTGGGGATCTCATAGAAATAGACATATAGCAGAAAAGATTTTGCATGAAATGAAAAATAGATCATATGAAGGGCTACTATGATTATTCTGGGTGTTAATGAAACTTCTCATGATGCCTCATTATCTTTAATTAAAGATGGAGAAATACTTTTTGCAGGTCATTCAGAAAGATATAGCAAACAAAAAAATGATTGGTATATTAATGATAGTTTAGTTAAGGACGCTTTGTCATACGGGGTACCAGATAGTATAGCTTACTATGAGAAACCGCTTCTAAAAGCCTCTAGGCTATTTATAAAGGGTGGTGCAGGAGACTGGAGGCCAAGGTTTGATTTGCCAGGAGTACCCAGAAAATCTTTCAGCCATCATTACTCACACGCATGTGCTGGATATTATACTAGCAAGTTTACAGACGCAGTTATTGTAGTTTTAGATGCTATTGGTGAATACAATACCTCAACAATTTGGGTTGGCGAGGGAGAAAAGATTAGCCTAGTTCATAAGAATAATTACCCATTTAGCTTTGGGCTATTCTATTCTGCATTTACAAAATTTTTGGGCCTAATGCCAAATCAAGAAGAATATATTATGATGGGCATGGCGGCTTATGGAAACCCAGATAGATATTTTGATCAAGTAAATGAATACTTTCCTAGATATAATAGACAAAAGTATAATTTTCATACAGGCATAACAGATTTTAATTGGGGAACAACCCCTTGTTTTGCAGGATCTGAAGGCACTGGTTATATATCAGAGTGGTTTAAGCAAAGAGAATTTGATTTGGCTGCAGCCGTTCAAAAGGTATATGAAAAAAGACTTATTGAGTATATGCGTTATGCTAAGTTAATTACAAAGAAAACTAATTTAGTTTTTATGGGAGGTTGTGCTTTAAACAGTAAAGCAAACACATCCCTATGGAATATATTTAAAGATGTGTGGATTATGCCAAACCCAGGTGACGCTGGTAGTTCCCTTGGTGCGGCAGCAGCACTGTATGGAAAGCATTTAGAGTGGAAGACCCCTTACTTGGGTTATGACATGGGCGGGGTTTATCCAGTTCAAGAAATAGTTGATAGCATATTGAAGGACGGTATAGTTGCAGTTGCTTCAGGAAGAGCGGAATACGGCCCAAGAGCTTTAGGAAATAGAAGTATCTTGGCAGATCCAAGAGATCCAAATGTTAAAGATAAAGTAAATCTAATTAAACAAAGAGAGTTATTTCGCCCATTCGCACCAGTGGTTATGGAAGAGTGTGCTTCTAAATGGTTTGACATGGACTTCGCTTCTCCATATATGCAGTATACTGTTAAGTGTTTAAAGCCAGATTTAATTCCTTCAGTTGTTCATGAAGATGGAACATCTAGAGTTCAAACAGTAAATAAAGAGCAGCACAGAGGTTTGTGGAGAGTTTTAAATAAATTTTATTTGCAAACGGGTGTACCTGTTTTATTAAATACTAGTTTAAATATAAAAGGTCAGCCATTATTAAACGACCATCAGGACGCTATTGACTGGCAGGCACATTATGGATATAATATACTAACGGGCAACAATAGCTTAGTTGGTTAAAGCCCCGAACTCATAATTCGGTAATCGTAGGTTCAAGTCCTACTTGTTGCACATAAGGAGAAACAATGGAAGATGAGAATCTAGATTATTATATTGAAATAGGTGCAGTAGATATTAGCGGGGTTGACGAAAACGGAGAAATTCTATTTTCTATTACTGAAAAAGCAAAAGACGTTGCTCCAGATTTGTGGAAAGCCCATGTAAAATTTATAGATGAAGCTTTAGTAGAATTATTTAATAAAAATTTAATAACTGTTGAGTATAATGAAAATCTAGAAGCCCTTATTTCTTATACTCCAGAGGGAAAATCTTTGCTAAAAGATATTGGATTAAGTCACAACGATGGGGATTAGCTCAGATGGTAGAGCGTCGAACTGTTAATTCGAATGTCGCAGGATCGATGCCTGCATCCCCAGCCATACCCTTGTAGCTCAGCGGAAGAGCAACAGACTTCTAATCTGTTGGCCGCAGGTTCGATTCCTGCCAGGGGTACCATTAAAAGTAGACAATCTAAAAATATTTTGATATAATAATATATAGATCGCTCAATGGAGGATCTATATTAATTTATTCGCTTGAAAGGGGAATAATATGGTAACACAATTTATGGATCTATTTAATGATCCTTTTTTTATTGGCTTTAATAGGGATCTAGCCCGTCTCAATAATATACACCGTGAAGCAATCAATGAATCTTATCCGCCGTATGATGTCTTACAGCATGATAACGATGAGTATGTCGTTACTTTAGCTGTAGCTGGCTTTAGTAAAGAGGACATTTCGGTACAGGTTGATAATGGCACACTTGTAGTTAAGGGTGAAAGAAAAGATATTACGGAAAGCGTTCCAAAGCAGGTAGTTCACAAAGGAATTGCTGCTAGAAAGTTTACACGTACATTTGCATTAAGTGAATATATGGAAGTTACAAATGCCTCATTAGAGAATGGACTACTTAATATATTCTTGGAAAGAATTGTTCCAGAAGAAAAAAAGCCTAGAACAATTAAAATTAAGTAGGGTATAATATAAATCTGCACCCCTTCATCGGGGGAGTCGCAGGTAGCGGGCCGTTACCCGCAGGATGGACCTGAGCAAGTCCTCAAACTGCTCTCTATTATTAGTTAGGGAAAATATGGACCTGCATTGGATGTCTGTAAGAGATGATAGTGATTTAATTTCACTTAAACGGCTTTCTAATACTGTCAATGATGCAGGATATAAATCCGTTTTGCTTGTATATCACTCCTTGCTCCCAGACTATATGATTAAGGTTGCCAATATTATGGACCCTAAGCATTCGTTTAAATATATGTTTGCAATTAGAACCTATGCTGTTAGCCCTGAACTTTGTGCAATGATGATGCATTCTTTTCACGAAATAGATAAAGACAGAGTTATGCTGAATGTTGCAGCTGGAGATATGAAAGAAGAAGAAGATAGCGTAAACAATATGGTTTTTATATCTGATCAAATGCAAACTAAAGAGCAACGAGTTTTGTATACAACAGAGTGGATAGAAAAGTTTTTAAGGCACCCAATGTTAGTAAAAAAACCAGATATTGTTATTAGTGGTACATCTGACAAAACAATTGAGAATTCAGAAAAATATGCAGATATTCATTTAGCAATGCTATCAACTTATAAAGATGGGTTTAAGGTAAAAACAAAAAGAAAGATGGCATCAACTATAGTTATAATACGTGATACAGATGAAGAGGCTAAGGCGGTAGCCGATCAAGAAAAAAATGACATGATGCGTAGGTCTATGGTGCATGGAACAGAAGAAACAGTTATACAAAAATTAAAACAACTAAAGCTTTTAGGTCTAACAGACATACTTGTGTCTGATAGCATGTGGGACAATCAGCTATATAGGCTGCATGAAATGGTAAAGAAAGTGCAAGGTGTTCTATAGTGCCAGTATATGAATACAAATGCAGTCAAGATGATGCACACGCAACACTTGCAGTAACACGCTCAATCTCAGAAGATGATCCAGGATACATCTGTGAAGAATGTGAGGCGGGAATGATTAGACACTTCACCCCATTCGGTATACAGTTTAAGGGTAATGGCTTTTATAAAACAGATAATCCTAAATAGTTCAATGGTATAATTACTAAGTAAGCAAATATATTGCATTACTTAGGAGATACCTAGTTGACTAGAAAGATTAAGTACTTTTTAACCAGCCTTTTTGTAATCGGCTGGCTTTTCCTTTTTAGTCCTAATTTTGCTAATGCTAATGAGCCTCCTGCTCCTGCGGAACAAGTTGTAGTAAGCCCTGCACAACAAGCAGTAAACACAGCAATTGCAACAGCAACAACAGAAGTAGCACAGGCAGCGCAAGCCTCAGATACAGCAACAGTAACAATAGCCACAGCGGTCCAAGCAGTAACAGCATCTAATACAGCCGTAGCTGCAGCAAATACTGCGGTGACTGCAGCAACTACTGCGGTAGCGGAAGTGTCAAATGTATTACCAGCAGTAGAAACTGCAACAACAGTTGTCCAAACAATTACTTCAACAGTAGCGGCAGTCACACAAGCTGTAGCCGCAATACCAGTAACAGCCACAACCCAAACACCAGAGGTTGTAGCGGCGCAAACAGTAGTAACGCAAGCCGTTGCTACAATAGATTCTGCAGTAGCCACGGTAATAGCAACAGCAACTCCATTAATGACGGAGACTCCAACCACGGTTGCACAAGTAGCCACAGCAATTGCAACAGAAGTTGCCCAATCAGAGACAGCCACAGTTTTAGTTCAATCAGCACAGACAGCAATAGATACGGCTACTGCAACAGTTGCTACAGCAACTACAGCGGTGGCAGCAGTAACACCTGCACGGACAGAGGCTCAAACACAGTTAACTCAAGCAAACGTAGCAATTAATAACGCCCAAGATGCAGTAAATGCACTTGCCGCAACCATTGGCACCACAACAAATGTTTTATCTGGTGTAGATGACGCTGGCGTCCGCATGAATCTACCATTTAATTTACAAATGGGTGGGGTTACATACAACAATGTTTATGTTGGATCTAACGCAACAATAACTTTTGGAGTAAATGAAGGTGCAAATTACTACACTACGCCAAATGCTCCCTCTATTTCTATAGCTGGATACGACTGGACTACTTGGAGTAATGGATCTGGAATCACATATTCAACAACCACAAACACCCTTAGCGTTGCTTGGGATCTTAGAGTTTATCCTTTACAAACAGCCGAGACACAAATGACTCAGGTTAGATTTAACGCAGATGTAAACCCATCAAATGGAGCATGGCAAGCCGATGTAAGTGTTACTGGCCCTATCCCAAATGGGGCTAGATTCAACGTAAGAGAGACAACGGGCGGCGCTGTAACAGATATTAATAATACAAGCACTACTACAGGCTTTACTGGAACAATCAGTCAAGGCCCCGCATTTACACCTACACCTGATCCAAGCAATGCATCAGTTCAGGCAGCAATAGAAACAGCTAATGCACAAATTGCTACATTAAACTCAGCGGTTACAACAATTGTTGCAGCAAATACAGCAAACACAAATACAGTTATTGCGCCAATTGCAACAGTTTCACAAAATACAATTACATCATTAAATAATGCAAGCACAGATTTAACAAATAAAGTAACAGCAATTGCAAATGTTTCAGTAGCTGTAGAAAAAGTAACCACTGCACCTACAATAGTAGCAGCAGCACAAACAGTAATTGATGCAGTTCCTGCACCCGCACCTACTCCTCCACCTGCGCCAGCCCCAGAACCTGTACAGCCTGAGCCAGTTGCTCCACCAGTTGTTGAGCCGCCAGTAGTTGTTCCTCCCGTTGTTGAGCCACCCGCAGAAGAGCCCCCTGCAGAAGAGCCACCCGCAGAAGAGCCACCTGCAGAAGAGCCCCCTGCAGAAGAGCCACCTGCAGAAGAGCCACCTGCAGAAGAGCCACCTGCAGAAGAGCCACCTGCAGAAGAGCCCCCTGCAGAAGAGCCACCCGCAGAAGAGCCACCTGCAGAAGAGCCACCCGCAGAAGAGCCACCCGCAGAAGAGCCAGAGGCGGGATCAGAAGAAGCAGTAGAAGAATCTGTTGATGATGCATTGTCTGATGGGAAAATAGACGAATCAGAAGCAGAAGATATTTTAAATGAATTAGCAAGTGATGGTGAAGTAACTGCAGAAGAAGTTCAGAACCTTGCAGATGCTTTATCTGAAGATGGAAAATTAACTAATGCAGAAAAGGAATTAGTTGCAGATGCCCTTGTAGAATCCCTTGAAGATGGAGGGTCTTTAACTAAAGAACAAATACAAGAAGCTGGAATTGAATATAAAGATTTACCACCTTCAACACCAGTAGATGTGAGAACAGATGAAAACGGAAATGCTGTTGTAATTACTGCAGCGGTTGCAGCACAGGTAGAATTGCTTCAAGATCCAGGAGCACTGGTAGAAGAATTATTTACAAATCCAGCAGCAGCATTGGCTGCATTTGGAAGCATAGGCGCAGATATGTCTGACGAAGAAAGAGAAGAGGCAACAGATATGGTTGTTGCTACAGTAGTTGCAGCAGGTGCTGCAATTAACGCTGCAGCAGTTGCCACAGGGGGAGCCACAGGAAGTGGCACAGGGGGCGGAGGAAGTTCTGGTGGAGGCTCAGGAGCCAATTCACCAGGTTCACGAGGAGGAAGAAAATGGTAAGAATAGTAAAAAATATCCTAAAAGATATGGTAGACCAAGCATGGACCCTTCTTGGTATGTTTATAGCTTGGGTAGTTTTGGATGGAAGTGCAAAGACTATTGTTGGTTATGGAATCATGGCAACAACTGCTCTTTGGATAATTACAAGCCCAATAAGAAATAAGGAGGAATAAAAATGGCAAAAGCATATATAGAAGAACCAACACAGGTGGGATCAGGAGCAATTGCAAGCATTAATAATATTATCATGCGTATAATTGCTGTATTTGCAGCATCAGGATTGTCCGTAATTGGAGCAGGTGCAGTGGTAGGAATTGAAACCTACAAGGCAGTAATATTGGCTGGAACTTTAGGGGTAGCAACTGTAGTTGAAAGACTAGCAAGAGGCTTCCTGGATGATGGAAAGCTAACTGTATCAGAAATTAATGCAGCATTTTCAGCAGTAGACAAAAAAGCAAAATAAATGCTATACTACTTGTAGTCTTAAAGGAGGCAAAAATGTCAAATAACACACACCCAAATGCAGCAAAAGTTGTTGCCGCAGCAAAAAAGTATGCTGACGAAGGATACTCAGAAGGACCAAACAACGATACAGTTTTTGGAAAAAGATACGGAATGAATCACCAACCTTGGTGTGCAATGTTCGTTTCAGGATGCTTTGATGACGCAGGACTAGTTCACCTAGTTGCCGCTTCAACAAAGAAAGGTTTTGCATCATGCGATGCTGGAGCACAATGGTTTGCAAAGAACAAGAGAATTGTTCCAATTGGTCAAGCACAAGCAGGCGATGTAGTATTTTTTAACTTTGACAAGACACCAACAGATACAGAGCATGTTGGAATTGTTGTAAAGAATGACGGAAAAAATTTACACTGCTACGAAGGAAACACTTCAGGTAATGCAAAGGGATCACAGGCAAACGGAGATGGCGTATTCCTTAAGAAGAGAGCCTACAGCCTAGTAATGTCAGTTGCTCGTCCAGATTGGGATGCACCAGCACCAAAAGCTGCACCTGAAAAGAAGGCGGCAGTAAAGAAGAAGTAATGTACGAATATCATGTTAAGAAAGTAAACAATGTGGTAGACGGGGACACAATAGATGTAGATATCGATCTAGGCTTTGACATATCCTTTAGCTCAAGAGTTAGGCTTGCTGGAATAGACACACCAGAAAGCAGAACAAAAGATAAAGCTGAAAAGGTTCTCGGGCTTGAAGCTAAAGAATATGTTAAGTCTAAGATTAAAGATGCTAAAGATATTGTAATCAAGACAGAAAAAATGGATTCATCAGAAAAATATGGCCGAATACTTGGCTGGTTATATCTAGATGGATCAACAACTTCTGTTAATGAGCAAATGATTGCAGAGGGCTATGCCTGGGGATACTTGGGCGAAACAAAAGTAAAAGACTTTGAAGCCCTTGCAAAACTAAGAAATAAAAAGAAGTAGTCTATCTGTTTTTATGTTTTTCTAAAAACTCAAGAGTTGTTTTAACTTCTTGATGGATTCCATTTCTTGCATTAGTGTATCTTTGTGTTTTGTAAAAATCATCTGCATTTCTAGAAGAAGGCCAGAAGAATGAAATAAAATTATTTCTTTCACCAGATGTAACGGGAGTAACTTCGTGTGGCACTTCTTCATCTCCAGTAAAGAATATAAAAGTTCCAGGTTTAGGCTTAATTTTAAAATTTTGTAATGGAAAGTTTAATTCTCCGCCTTCGCAGTCTGAATAAAAGTATAAAAGTCCAGATCGGTCTAAATCGGCTCCAGGTCTTTCCAACAATTCATCTTTTGATGATACAAACCTATTGTCCATGTGTAAAACATTTTGTCCGCCAGTAAGCATCTTGCTGTAAAAAGCTGTCTTTAACTCGTAATCTTCTTTATAAAAATCAGATATTACACGAGACATAACTGGGCATAACATTGAAAGCAAATCAATTGCAACATTGTGCCAAGGATCGCTATTATATGGAGAAATTGTTTTTGTTAAGCCAATCTGCTCTGCATCCGCACCAGCGTTGGGCCCAGAGAATACGGAAGGGCCAGCTTTTTGATGACTCATGTCAACATGAGGATTAATAGCATTGTATATAAACATTGCTGTATCTGGAGAAATAAAATCTTCAATAATGTGAATTTTTCCGTCTATGCTTTTGATGTTTTTCATATATATACTATACCATATTTGTGCTATAATTGATACATGGAAAAATATTTAATTAAAGTCAATATTGATATAGAGGTTGAAGCCTTCAATGAATCTGATGCAAAAGAATATGCCCTTGACGTATTAAATATAGATAACGAAATTAAACATATAGATATTTTAAAGATAAAAAAAGTCAAATAGTCTATTGACAATATAGGCTCAGATATTATATAATAGGATATAGGCGGAACTAACAGACAGGAAAATAAGTGCTAGTTTTGACGCCTAAAGGAGTTGATGTCTTTATTAAAAGATTTAGCTCTAAAGACAGACAGTCCTATTGGGACAACTATAATCTCATTATATGGAAAAGGAACCCTACTGGATTCTCTAATAAAAATGGATTATTTAAAAATAATTCTTGGGGAATTGCAGAAAACTTTCCTATAAATACAGACGGAACATGGAAGATGTCGGACAAATATGTCAAATATTTTAAATGATCTAGGTGTAGAAGAGAACGATTTTAAGTGGTTTGATATTGCTGTATGTAGAGGTATGGATACAAATTTATTCTTTGATAAATATGAATCAGACCCAGTTATAGCGGCAAGCATTGATGAGGCCTGCTTAAGTTGTCCAGTTTCCAAAGACTGTTTTGAGTCAGGCTCCATGAACAATGATCACGGAGTATGGGGCGGAATCTATCTAAACTCTGGCGAGATAGATAAGGTAAAAAATATTCACAAGACAAAAGACTTGTGGCAAAAAATTAGAACAAAAAATGGTATTTAACGGTGGAGTTTATCAATAAAGATAAAGATCACTTTAAGTATGGTGTTAATGAATGGACAGGTGAACCAAATAAGCCTGTATTTTATACCGCAGAAATGGCAAAAAGAATCAGGGAAATTAAAAAGCCTGATATGGGTTTGCAGATGGACATAGTGAAGTATCCACAGTTTTTAGCAATAAGACTATATGAAGACAATTTTTTAAAATACGAAGGTGTTAAAAAAGAAATGGTAATTGATTATGTTGGAAAGGTTAAAAAGGTAATCGAGTCTTACGGAGTAAGATGCGAACTAGAGGGGGTACCAAGTGCGAGAATACTACGAAGTAATTAAGATCGTATTCATTCATTCTGAAAGAGTATACGGCTCAGTAGAAAGCTTGGGCCTATATGCATCAAAAGTTAGATACCAAAAAGATGGTATTGAAATAGAAGAGGTGTTGGAAAATGATGAGTTTACTGTAATGGATGAAATTATTTTTGAGCACGAAGAGGAATCTAATTAATGGAAAAAATATTGTGTTACTGCTGTAACAAGACAAAAAATAAGCTAAATGTAAGAAAATCAATCTTGATGCCAATTAACCTATTAATGTGCGAAACATGCATAGCGTCTAAATTTGAGCCAAGATGGGTAATAATTCTTGCGGGCAGGCAACTGGGATCTGAAGCTGTTAAAGAATTCATTATTAAAAAAAGATACGCAGGCAATGACATTATTGCCTCTGAACTTTTGGTTTAAGTCAACTAAAAATAATTTAATAAATTTAGATTAGTTTTGAATTATAACTATTAGTCAAGTATAATTTACACATGAGCTTATTAGAATGGATTGTGCTGTCGGCTGCTGCAAGCGCTGGACTAGGATACTTTGTAGGCAAATTCATTAAACTATTTAAGACTTGGTTTGATTTTATTGATGAGTGGTATGGAACGGAAGATACTCCAGGAATAACCGCTAGGCTAAATGACGGACAAGAGCATTTTAATAAAATAGACACTGAGCTGGCAACAATTAAAGCTGAGTTATTTAATAATGGCGGGTCTTCCTTGCGTGATGCAATTGACCGTATTGAAAAAAATACCTCAAAATAGACTATACCTTCGAATTTATATTTAGTATACTAGATGTATGACCTGTATAGTAGCTATTGCCCAAAATGGTGTTGTTTATATGGCATCCGACCATGCCGCATCGGATGACAAAACTGGCTGGATCCTTGCAAGAAAAGAACCTAAAGTATTTAAAGTAGGTCAGTATGGGATTGCATTTACAGATTCATTTCGCATGGGACAAATTTTGCAGTATTCGTGGGCTCCACCAAAGTATACACCAACAAAAACTAATTCAGGTTTAGATAAGTTTATGAGAACTAAATTTATTGATTCAGTAAAACAAGCATTTAAAGACAATGGTTATGGAAGCATTGGATCTTCTTCAGAAGAAGATACGGGTGGAATTTTTATAGTCGGTGTGTGTGGTCGCATATTTACAATAGATGAAGATTTTCATGTTGGAGAAAATGTTGTTAACTATATGGCGGAGGGAAGCGGAGGAATGATAGCACTAGGGGCTCTGTATGCTACAAAGAATCAGAAGAATCCACGCTTGCGCTTAAAGGCTGCATTAGAAGCTGCTTCAGAGTTCAATATGAGCGTATCTGCTCCCTATACATACATTCAGGTTTAAGGTATAATAGAACTATGAAATGGCTCATAGTAATTGCAGTTACTCTTGCAGTATACATCTGGGCATCAAAAGTTAAAGCCAGGATTAAGCTATTCTTTGATAACTATGAGGTTTTGCTGGTAGACAAAGAAGATGTAGAACGAGAAGGATCACACACTGACGATATTTTAAATCTTCGTCCAGAAACTTACGAAAACTCTATTGATTTAAGAGGCACTCCAACTCACATTTGTCCCTGTGGATCACAAATATGGAGCCTTAAGGTTATATTTGAAGATTTTGAAATTGCTACATATTTCTTAGACATGGAATGTGTTAGTTGTGGTAGTGTTGCTACAGCACCTACTCCCGTAGACAGAAAGGAATAATGATGAGAAAGTCAGAAAGACTAAGACTGCTCGAAATGCAGGTAGTTAGACTTGAAATGATGGTGGAGCTATACACACAAAGCTTAACTAATCTATTACAATCTCAGGGCCTACAGTCACCAACCAACCTAGACGCTGGTAAATGGTATAAGGCTAAATTAGATACACTAGACAAAGAATAGGCTATTGACAATCTGTCATTATTTAGTAGAATAGATAGTATGAATAAAAAAATAATCACGGCTCTAGTAGCCCTAGCACTGGTTTTACCTACAACTGCAACTGCTGCTGTTAAAAACAACATCAGCAATAAGTCAGCACAAGTTCCAACAATAGCAATCCTTGATACAGCGATTGACACATCTCTACCAATGTTTAAAGACAAAATTATTTATGAGGCATGCGTTGTTCAATGGAGCTCATGTCCTAATGGACTATCTGTTATGGAAGGCCCAGGATCTGCTACATTAAAGACAGAATGGCTTTCAAAGAACGGATTTGACCACGGAACACAAATGTCATCTCTTGCGGTTAGGACAAACCCAAACATCAATATTGTTTTTGTTAAAATTATCGGTACAAATATTAATGGACTAAGACAGGCTGCTGGAGAAGCAACTGTATTCAATGCATTAGATTGGGTAATTCAAAACAAAAATAGGTTTAACATTCAAGCAGTTTCTATGTCCCAGGGGCACCACAACCTTGCGACTGGTTTAGATTATTGCCCTAAGACGCCAATAACTGAATCAAAAATTGAAACATTAAAGTCAATGGATGTTGGAGTATTTTTCCCAACAGGGAACGCTAGAGACTATTCAAGAATTGATTGGCCTGCATGTATTCCTTCTGCGATAGCAATTGGTGCTACAATGCCAACAAAAACAGTTGCGGTCTATAGCAACTATGACCCTAAGCTTACAGATTTTTTTGCACAGGGAACAACTCAAGCAATAACTGTAGGCGGAAAAACTATCAACGTTGCGGGAACTTCTAATGCAACTGTAATTGCAGCAACCTCTTGGGCAACAATCAAAGCCTCAAAGCCAAACCTTACATATGCACAGATATATGACTTAATTGCTAGAACATCAATCAATACATCTAGTTCTAAAGTACTTTCGGGTAAGTTAATTGATCTAACTGGCGCTCTTAATGGCTGATCAGTTAACCGTACTTGAAGAAATTATTAAAGAAATCGGTGAGGAGTTGTACCAGAAATGGTACAACGCCCTTGCGATGGAAGATAGAAACGAAGAAGCTTCAAAAGCAATGTCTGTAAATGCAGGCGAAACTGCGTTTTGGGTTGTTCAAACATTTATGAATAAATTTAATAATGCAGCAGAGGAACTAAAAGGAGAGTAAGTTGATAGTTACAGATGAAAGCTTTGATGGAGTGCTTAAGTCTCACGATTTAGTTCTCATTGATTTCTGGGCTCCATGGTGTGGTCCTTGCAAAAAGATCTCTCCAATCCTAGATGAAATATCAAATGAGCGTGGATTGTGGGTCGGAAAGTTAAATGTTGATGAGAATCCTATCAAAACAGCAGAATACTCTGTAACTTCTATCCCTTATATGGTATTATTTAAATCGGGAAAGCCAGTAAAAACAATTGCTGGCGCTAAGCCTAAGCATCTAATGCTGGAAGAGATTTCAGAATGGATTTAGAATTTGATTCCGAAGACTCTAATCACTTAGAGTTTGAAATCTGGCTTAAGAATGGCTATGACCGTGGATGGGTATCGGATGTATTTTGCGATACTCATGATGGTCCACCAATGTCAGATGAAGAAATGCAAGAATGGGATGAAGGTGGAGATCCCTGCTCGTTTCATGTAAAGATACATGAATTACACTAACTTTCTGTGCTCACATAAGACACAGAAGAAATAAGGAGAATAAATTAAATGAACTCATTTAAGAAAGTATCGCTAATCATCGCTGCAGCCCTGACTAGCACAATGCTAGTATCGCCAGCAGCTAACGCTAACGCTGGAACTGTCACCCTAACGGTGGCGGGTTCTGCAGCAACAGGTGGAACAGTAGTAACAACTCCTGTAGCACTGCCAGTACCAGCAGATAACAGTATCGATGCAGCAGATGCATTGAAGATTGCCGTAACATCAGTAGACACAGGCACAGTAGTAACAGCAGTTGCAGTTAATGCAACAATTGTTCCTGCCCTAACTGGAACTACAGTAGTCACAGCATCATCTGGAACATCAACACTTTCAGTTTCAACAGGAACTGGAAACTCAGCAGACTTTTATGTATATACTAAAAGTACAGCAGTAGGATCAGTATCGATTACTCGTGCTGGAACTACAACAGTTTACTATGTACAAGGTACCGCAGGTGCTTTGAACTCAATTACACTAACCGCTCCTGCATCAGCAGCAGCAGGTACATCACAGGTGCTTAAGGTATCTGGATTTGACGTGTTCGGTAATCCAAAGGGTGGGGCCACTATCAATACATTGGTTTCAAGCTCAGGTGCAGCATTGTCAACAGCGCTAACAACTGACACAGCAACAGCAACTATTGGAACAAAAGAGCAGACAATTACAATTCCTGCAACTGGTTCAGTAACAGTAGTTGCATACGCAACAGTTGCTACAGCAGTAACAGGACTTGCAACTCCAATTGGATCAGCAAGTGCTACTATTGCAGTGCGTGATGTAGTAGGAGAGCTTGCAGCAGCAAACTCAACAATTGCAACACTTCGTGCAGAACTAGCAGCAGCTAATTCAGCACTAACAGCAGAAAAGGCTGGACGTGCAGCAGACAAGGCTGCATCAGATTCAGCAACAGTTACCGCCAAGGCAGCATCTGATCTAGCGGCAGCAACAGCAGCAGCAAAGTACAAGGCGGAATACAATGCACTTGCTACAAAGTGGAACAAGAAGTTCCCTAAGCTAAAGGTAGCACTAAAGAAGTAATTCTTTAAATTAAAGGGGCAGGACTTAGGTCTTGCCCCTTTATACTATAAATGATAGAATAGGGCTATGGATAAACTCATAGAGTACCTAGATGAAAATCATAGAAAAAAAATTGCGGACGAGATAAGATATTTAGAATTGCCTCCAGAGTGGAGACCACATGAAGTTATACGATATATAGTAAGGATTATAGAAAAGCAAAATGGGCAAACACCACGATAAGATTAAAAAAGCACTAGAGCAAAGAATTGCTGCAACACCAAACGGTGCAGGATTTAAAAAGCCTGGTTCTATGAATAAAAAGAAGACAGGTTACCGTGGTCAAACGGCCAAAGGATCTAAATAGTGTTTGGTGAAATATGTGAGTGGCCTGGATGTAGCAACAAATCCACTAGGATAGCTGCTAAACCAGAAGGCGGAATTATAGATATCTGTGACAAATGCTGGCACAATAGCTACAAAAGTTAAGAGGAATAAAATGGAATCAAATAAAAGAAGTCTGTACAAGTCATTGTCTTGGCCTGCAGTTCATATCCTTTTTGTAGGAACATTAGTTTATTGTTTTGAACTGCTTATTACTGGAGAAGCACACTGGGAATATGCTGGTACATTTGCAATAATTTATACTATGTGTGAAGCCCTAGGCTTTTTCCTACACGAAAGAGCATGGAACAAGTATGGGAATAAAATTAAGTAATGAAAGTATTATCAGACAGAATTTTCATAATTGAAGATTTTTTATCTGAAGATACTTGTAATTTTTTAATAAAAAGCTTTTCTAATAATCTAATAAAAGCACCAGAGTGGACACTTGGATCAGGAGATTATTCTGGCGGAGCAAGTAAAGGGTTCTGGAAAGAAGGAGTTTTTGCAGGACCATCTTACGGATACAAGCATAGGCAAGTAGAGCTTTCTGCTACCAACAAAATAATACCTTATAATGGGGATAACGATTTATCAAAAGATTTATTAACTGGCGTAGGTATTTTACAAGAAAAAGCAGTTGCAAATATATTTAAAAAAGATATACATTTGGATCATATGCTTTACTGCCATATGATCCCAGGTGCAAAAAATGAATTGCATTGGGACAATTGGCTAGACATTCAGACAGAAGATCACTCTGGATTATTATATTTAACTGATGATTATGAAGGCGGACTTCTTCAGTTTCCAGATCAGGGTATTTCTTTAAAGCCTAAAAGAGGAACTTTTATATGCTTTAAGGGAGATGATGATTTGCCGCATGAGGTTACAGAAGTAACCTCTGGGAATCGTATAAATCTAATAACATTCTACTCAATTAGATCTTAGTCTATTAAAAAATAAATGCTATAATAGAGGTATAGATGGACCTCTAGACCCATCTAAATACAACCTATAGGAGTAATACAATGACAAACGGAAATGATCTAACAGGATTCAATGAAGTAAAAGCACCAACAACGACAGCTTGGAATGGCGAGCAATATGCAGCAGATCCTGCAGCAGCGTTCCCATCAACAGATAAGTCGTCACAAGATGGTTCAGGCCTAGGCAACGGCGGTAAGTAATAATGTGTACAGAATGCGGATGCAACATCTTTGGAATGGCTTATATGGAGCCAGTAACCATCGTTGATGCGTCAACAGATGGAGAGTCAGGTCTAACATTAGAAATGACTGCAACACCAGAGCAGACAAGACAATTTATTAATGAGTAATTTTCAAAAAGAAGACGGTACTGGAATGACTCCACCAGTCGGAGCAGGATCTCCCTCTGGAGCGGTAACAAGTCGTGATGCTACAAGAAAATATCCAAAGCAAGGCATTAAGCCAAGAATGAAGATAGATGTTAATAGTCACGGAATACGCAGAGAGACATCATTAGATCCAAAGCCTAAGAAGACAAGACCAAAGAAGGTCTAACTATATATTAGATATGGCCCCGTAACTGGGGCTATATTTATTTAAGGATAACAATGTGCAAGAAATGTGGTAACTGTTCAGCAGAGCATAATGGAAGAACTATAGATGATGCTATAGATGAGATCCTTGACTCTCCTATTTAAATATTATATAATGTTATATAGTCACAATTAGTGCAAAAAGTGCGGCGAAAAGAGAAGGCATGTTAAGAATTAAAAGTATTTTGTGTAAGATTAAAGGACACACATTAGTAATGGCGGGATCATGCCCTTTTACTGGATCAACTTATGAATATTGTGAAAGATGCACTGCAATGATTCCTATTCAGGTGGCAGTATGAAAGAACCAAAGATTATGAAAATGGACTGGCGTTCATTAGGCTACTGGCCTGTATATAAAGATGGAAAGCTTACATGGGAAAAGGATATAGATGAAAATGTTAATTGAGTTTGTAGAAAAATATCTAATGCGTCCTAAGCGCCTGCGACATGCAATTGAGGCGGTTGTTCATGAGAATGATGAATTGCTACGTAGACTATCAGAGTATAAAGAAGATGGACCAACCAATCTGACATGGGCTGAAGGCGATAAATGGTATGGCTGGACATATAATAAGTCTAAGGGTAGATACTACTTTGACGACATTGGCAACGAATCATTGATGGGTCTATGGGAAGATCAATGGGCTAGGGAAGAAGCAGAATCTAAATAATGTGGTCATATGTATTAGCAGCTATTGGCGTAACAGGCATATTTTTTGTTGGTCGTAAGACTATATGGGGATGGCTTGTATTGCTTCTAAATGAATGTCTATGGATTATATATGCGGTAACAACTGAGCAGTATGGATTTATATTTGCAGCAATTGCTTATGGAGTTGTTTATATTAAGTCTTATTTACTTTGGCGACGTGAAGCAGTATGAGAAGACTTTTAAATGGGTCGGAAGTTCCAGAGACAGAAAAAGCTGTAGATCTAACAATACATACTAAAGCTCCAGGCAAATGGCTTTTAACTGATTTAGAGACGGGCCAAGAGTATATTGGATCAGAGCAACCTAACCTATATGGTAAATGGAAACGCATTAAGGACAGGTCTGAGTTTTCTCAAGACGAATTATGGTAGCAGGAGATTATACTTATTCCTTTATATGTAAATGTAAATCTGAAACATATATCGAATTGTCTAAAGAAATAGATTACAATCCTAAATGTCTTAAATGTAATTCTAGTCAACTAAGATTAAGATACACAATAATTAATGGTGAGCTTTGGATGGATCCAAGACTACACGAATAAAGAAATGGTATAATTGGAATATGAGCAAAGAGGGATATAAGCCAACTTCAGGAATGCAATCTGCTGCACGTAGAGCAATTAAGCTTAAAGAGCAGGGCAAGGCAAATGGTGCAGGAACAGCCGTAGGCTGGACAAGAGCTGGACAATTAGCAAGAGGCGAAGCGTTGAGCTTGTCTACAGTTAAGCGTATGTATTCTTATTTTTCACGTCACGAAGTAGATAAAAAGGGTAAGGATTGGGATAACGCAGAGAGCCCATCAAATGGCAAGATTATGTGGCTTGCTTGGGGCGGGGATGCAGGATTCTCCTGGTCTAGAAAAATTGTTGAAAGAGAGAAGAATATGAAAAAAGACTGGCACGGGCACGAAGAAGAAATCATAGAAGAGATTAAAGATATGTTGGATGATGTAGTCAACCCTATTACTAAAGCAATTGAAATTGAGATTGAAGAAGAAGACGAAGAAGAAATGGAAGACACAGAGGGCTGTGAGTGTGAAGGATGCACTGAATGTAAGGCAAAGGGCGGATGCGTTAATAAGATGTGCTCTGGACACAAAAAGGTAAAGAAGTCAGAAACCCTTACTGATGAAGAGATTTCCAAGTCATATGAGTCAGACAACGAAGAAGAAGACAACTGGGATAACATCCAGAAAGCTTGCTGGGCGGGATACAAGCAAGTAGGAATGAAGGATAAAGGCGGAAGAAAAGTTCCTAATTGTGTTCCTATCAAGAAGTCAATCTTTGGTACCGAAGGGCCTCAATCAATCATACCTAGGAATAAGTAATATGGGTATTCTAGATAACCTTGAATCTTATTTAGAGCAATCTGAAGATAAAGATAAGTGCCATTATTGTACAAATAAAGCTAAATATACAGACGTTGCTGAGATAGCCAAGCAAGGCTATGCAGTTATAGGTGTATGTCAATGTCATTATATACAAGATGTAAGTAGTTAAATATTATTATATAGGTCCGAATAGTGAAAAAGTTCGGCGGTAGAGACCCCCTTGACGGTACCCGTCAGATATACTATAATATAAATATGATTCAAGATATGGAAATCCCTGATCCATTTGCTAAATTTGTGGCGCACAAGTATGCCAACTTTAAAGGTATGCAATATGACTTCTTTGGCAAGGAATGGCATTTAAAGACTGCCTGCTGTGGGGAAGAGCTTTATGCCCCTAATAAGAAGATCATGAATAAGATTAGGCTATATCACACTCGTAACGAGTGTTTGGGCGGGTACTAGAAAAGGCGGGGAACCAATGGCATATAGCAGATTCACCAATAGCGATATATACATATATCCCAATGTAGCAGGACATATCGAATGTGCAGCCTGTTATTTAAATGAACCACAAGATGAATATTCCTTATTTTCAATGTCTGAGAATATAACCAATGATGATCAATTAAGAGCTCATCTGGAAGAACATGCCAGAGCTGGTCATGATATGCCAGAGAACTTGCTTCAAGATATCCTGGCTGATCCAGACAGATATGGCAGAATGATAGGATATTCTACAGGCAAATGGTCAGATGATGATGATATGCATCCTACAATCACTCCTATATTTGGACCAAATAGGTAGCTAACTCCTATATCCCCCCGCCCATAAACATGGCTCATATGGCCTCCTAGACCCCTTATAAATGGAGTAAAGTGGAGCATAGTGGAGAATTTATACTATAGATACAGTTAGATTAGTTATAGCTTTATCGACAAATATATGTATGTGTAATTGTGCCCTTTCATATGATGCGCCGTAATGTCAAATTTGATCTGGAGACATATGGACACATCTACCAAATTTCAGGGATTTTGTCAATGCCCTCGTAAATGGCATATTTTGCCCACATTGTCAATAGATTTTATGTAGAAAATTCTGACAAATTCTGGGTATATTATGCTTAATTCATTATATGTTTTAAATGATTTTATATAGATTTGTCGACATTTCCTACAAATTTCAGGGATTTTTAATATGCTGTCGTAAAGGAGAAATTTTGCCCACATGACCACAACAAAAAATCCACAGGATGTGGATAACCCTGTGGATAATTTGGGCTCATATACTAACCAACTAAGTATATGTTTGCCTTAGATAAATTTAATCTATTGCCATCTATGTCTAGGTTTTTCTAGATTGATTAATATAGGTGATAGATCTATATTAGGTGAAGATGTTACTACCAGTCCCACCCGCCTTGGTTTAATACTTGGCTTAGGGTTGTTAACAGCTTTGTGTGCGTTCCTGATGTGATCAGGTAGTGATCTTTCCCATCGAGCAAGCTCTTGGGTGGTTGGATATTTTCTTTTTTCTTTCATGATTAGATAAAGGGATGGTCTATCGTTACATGTGTTCTGGTATCTGTGTCGTGCAACCAGGAATGTCGGTAGCTTTGGGTTTCAACCTTCGGCATCTTTTTAATAAACTTAGCAGGGTCCACTGGAAGCTTTATATTTTCCCATTTGTAAGTCTTAATTAATCTATTAAGAGTTTCATTTAACTCATTTGCTAGGAACAATCCTTCAGATGATTGTCCTGAATTATATATACCGTCTTCTGTATTTAATTCATCATTATGTCTGTTGGCCTGCCACCTAATAATTTGGGCGACTAGTTCCATAATGCGGTCAACTGTATAAAATGGTTGGTCTGTTAGATATCTTGCCAATATGGCAGGATTAAACCAATGGTCTTCCGTTAGGTTGACTAGGTCTTCTGCTACTTTGATTTCTCTTGTCTTACTCATACTTCCGCCTTCCGCCTTGGTAACTACTCATTATATCAAAATTAGGGAGGGGTGGCAACTCTCGTCAACCACCCCTCGTTCTATTTACTTGGCCTTGTTGGTAACTGGCTGTGGGTCTGTAAAGGTAACGCCTTTGTTCATAGCTTCCTGGATTGCAACCTTAGCTGCGCCTGAGAAACGTCCACGTACACCTACTGTGATGCCTTGTGACTTGAGATATTCTCGCTTTGTTGTCATTATGATCCTTTCTAGATCTTTTATTAATTATAACAGATTTTCACGGGATTGTAAATACCTGTCGTAAAGCGGACAATTTGCCCCTACTTTAAAATTTTTGCTGCCAACTTATCTTTAATTAGTTTTTGTTCTTCACGCCAGCGCTGCCAATGATTAACTTGTTTAATCTCAACATCAACTTCGGGCGGGCATTCGAGAATGTATGGGACTCCCCCAACTATCTCTATCTTTACTTTATACTGACTCATCGACTAACCTATCTTTAATTAGTTTAGCAATTAGATTATGTGCTTCGATGTTCTCTGTTTCAGATCCGCCCCACAAAAGCTTTTGGGCCTCTGCAAGGACGGAGTCTACATATTGATCACTCATCTTCATCTTCTTCCTCATCTTCCTCTTCGTCTTCCTCAAACATTGTGTCCACAATGTATTCACGATTCATCATCCATTCAAGGACATCCTCCTGATGTTGTTCTGCCCCATACTCTAGGGAGAAGCCGTGTCCAGCCTCCACAGCCTCACACAGGTGCCCCCACATATCATCCTGAGTAACGCTAGCCCTGTAGGTCTCATCGTCTAGGATGTTGTTAATTGTGCTCCACGTCCACAACCAAACCAAGGACAGCCCAAGGTCGGTGGTATCAAGAATCTTTAAACATTCGTTTAGTTTATCTTTATCTGCTGGCTTCATATGCTAATTCCTTTTCTTCCCATTGTGCGAGTGTTCTGACTGTAAAGTCTTTTCCGAGATTGTAGCAGAATCGAACGGATTCCTCAAGTGTGGTAGCACTAAAAATCGGAGGATTAGAATGGTCACGTTCATCAAGACTATAGACTTCAAACTCATCAATACCTCCAGGACTAATAGAATAGTTTACTTCTAAAATTTCTAAACTAGGTTTATCATACATCTCGTGCTCCAATCGCAAATGATAGTTGATATGTTAGATTATATAGTTC